TGTTATCTGCTGGTGTAAACTCTGTGATAGGTTCCACAGTATACACATCAGCATTGTATTCTAAACAGGTAAACTCAACTGTGAGCATACCATCATCGCCTTCTTTTTCAACTGTTTGTAACACTCTGTACAGTTTGTCGTTTTGTCCATATGTGTCTGTTTCATACAGTTTTACCACATCACCAGCATCTACACCCATTGTGGTATAATCTGCTGTGAACATTACTACTAGATCATCTCTGGTTTGGCGTAATTGTTGATTTGCTAGATATTCTGCTTGTACATTGTTGTGTACAAATTCCATTCTCAATGACATTTGATTGTCTGGCTCATTTGTTTCACGCAAGTTAGCAGGTAAGTCTATGACCACATAATTGCTTTTGTCTTTTTGATCTTTGTCTGGGAATTCAACTTCAACACTATTGTATCCTGCTTCTAGGCCTGTTGAACTGAATTTGTAATCGCTTAACACATTTTCATCATTGAATTGAAATGCTGAACCTGTGCTTTCTGCTTTGTTTGGTGACACCTTCCATTTGCCTTGATATGCGTCATATGTAAAGAAACTGTTGCAGGCTGTGAGTAATCTATCCAGTGTAGTTCTACAATCTTCTGATGTATTCACAATACCATTTATAGTATATCGTTTTTGTGTAGCACTTGAACCTTGATTATCAGTGTAAGTTATTAGTTCATCAGAATATGTGTCCAATGCGGCTAATGTTGTTGTATCAATATTGGCTAATGCTATATCACAACCATATGTGCTGTTTGTTAAGAAATCTTGTACTACATCTGCAGGATTATCCAAACTGTTTGTGAGTTCAAATGTGATTGTGCCTAATCCTGTTAATTGTGCTTCAGGATCATATGTGACTTTTATAACAGCAAATATTGTGCCTGAATTCTTTTCTGTGCTGGTCCAATGGTCTACAAGTGTGTAAGCATCTACACTACCTCGTAATGCATTTGCACTATCGCCATTGCCATCATACACATATACTTCTACATTATTAGCATAATCTGTGCTTGTGGTGTTATCGCCGTCTATGGTACTGGTAACATTGGGCGATGTAGCACCGCCACTAAATACTAACTTTTTGTCATTCCAAAATATATCACCTAATGTGGTTGTGCCTGAAGTTTTTTCTCCAAGTGTTAGCACATAGGTCATTGTTTGATTGTCACTGCTTATTGCGGCATCTGTTATAATACCATTTTGATATGCATGTCCATATACCACAGGCACTCTATATCCTGTGTTTGGTGACAATTGTACTCTTGTACCAGCATTAACACCAGTACCGCCTGTGGGTAAGTCAGGCATAAGTGCTCTTTGTACACCTCTACCTACTCCATATACTATGGCACCTGTGACTAATGCCGCGGCAGTTGCCGCACCCACAGTACCTAATACAGCAAAAGCAGTTCTCAAATACTGAAATGTGGCTACTATTGCTGATACTATTGACATTTACATTGCTCCATGTACATAATTGGTTTCTAATTTGCGCCAACCTCTTTTTTCTAAGTTGATGCTGGGAGAATTGCTCAACAATGTCATTGTAAACATACTGATTTCACCTTGTTCTACCATTTGTTCTCCAATTTTTGTGTATTCTTTTAGCAATCTCAATCCAGCACTACTGTTTCTGTATTCTGGATTTACCCACCATACGAGTTCACTCATGATACTCATACTTGGCACCCAAATATCACCTGATATTGATGCCATAAACACACCTGCTATGTGTTCATTATCTTGTGCTATCAATATTAAGCCTTTTGTTCTTATTATATCTAACACTTTTCTGACATGATGATCATTATATCTTTTTGCTTCTACTTTAAGTCTGCCCAACGGTTGTTGATCAGCAAACTTTTTTAGAGCAAATATAATGGCATCATCGTCTGCCTGTGTTCCTAATCTTATTTTCATATATCTTCATACCTTTTATCTCTGCCTGGCTCTTGCGGCTCGTCCGCGGTTTCCACCGCCACCACCGCCACCTGCACTACCTGTAGTTTCATCTCCATATCCTTTACCAAATTCAAAAGCAGTATTCATTAATGTTGCTACTCTATCCCAACTACCATCGTTTGCATAACTGTCCCGCATGCCTTTTTCATTGGTTTTTCTTCCTGCTATTTTGTTTTCTAGAATAGCATTTATGTTACTGCATTGTAGTGTAACACTATGATATACATCTTTTGAGAATTGTTGTCTGCTTTCTTGTATGCTGTAATTTTGTATTATGCCATTAAATCTTGTGTATATAACACCACCATCTAGATCACCATCTGCGTCTATGAATCCTCTACTGATTTTTATTGGGGCACCTTTTATTTTGCTGTTAAGCACCAAACTGATATAATCTTGGTCTGTGGGTATACCACTAAACACTACACCTACATCACCATTGCTTACTCGCAATTCATCTTTGATATCTGTCATGCCTACAAGAGCACCTACGGCATCATATGTGTTGCCACCTACTGTATAAGGTTTATAAGTGTTTGCTATGTAGTATGTACTGCCTTCTATAGGCCCTAGTTCAACAAACATAACTGTTTGTATATCTGTTGCGCCTACTACTTGCGGTATACTAGTTGCCATTAAAGTATAACCTCAACAAATTGAAAAGGCCCATCAAATTGAAAATATTGACCTGGCAACAAAGTGTGTGTTGGCATGTTCAAACATTTTACATGAAATGAGCAGTTGTTTGCTACATTTAATGATTGTCCAACTATGTTGTTACCACCGTCACTGGTTGCTGGTAATATATTTCTGTGCAATTGAAGTGTGAATTGTCCTAGTGTTACATTACTGCCAAATACAGCACTTTTTACTTGATAAGTGTATCTGCTGTTTGCTGGTTGTATGTAATCACCTACATCAAATATGGTATCTCCTGCTGTAAAACTTGCGGCATTTACATCTATTACCATAGTACTGCCAGTAAATGAAGCAATATCAAACTTGGCTAGTTCTGTTGTGGCCAATGTGCCAGCATATCCCATTATGTAACCCATGCCTGTTGTGGCACTGAGTGTTACTTCTTCTTCTACTGTTCTATTTTTTGTTTGTAATACCTGCAACATACCTCTATTGCCACCACTCCATTGAAATATTTTTTCTAAACTGACTTCAAATGAGTATATGGCAGGTCCTCTACTTGCTGTTTTCAATCTTTGTGATCTACTCATCACAGCACCTGTAATTGGCATATTGTCTATTGTGATATTTGTGGCATTGTTAATTATTGTTTGAAATGACATTAGAATCTCCTACCTGATGGCATACTGTTTTGTCCTTTTTGCACAATAGCATGGACAAATTGGGGGTCTCTGCTGAGTTGTGCTTGGAAACTAGCAGGGTCAGTTGCGTTTATTGTGTAATAAACATTGGTGCCCATTTGACTATTGGGTGTTATTGTGCCTGAACTACTTGGTGTAAAGATCTCCATGCCTTGCTCGCCTATAAGCATTGGACGATTTGCCATTACAGCACCACCTCCTGCTCCTGTGGCTTTGAATCCTAATTTACCTAATAGTCCTGATCCACTTAAACCTGCAATAGAACCTGTAGGCCCTACACTGAAACCAACTGCCTGCAATATTGGTATAATGAATAACATTTTGATTGCATCTGCTATAAGTTGTTTTACCAGTGTCTTAAAGAAGTTTTTGAAATCATCTAATACACTTTTGCCTTCCATTAATGAAACTGCTAAATCATCTGCTAATGTATCTGTGGCAGTATTTAGAGTACTTATAAATGCCAGTAAACCTGTGTTCTCATTGAATGCTTTATCTAAGTTTCTTTGTGCTTCTGTAAGTTCATTTGTGGTATATATACCTAATTCTTGCAATCTGTTTAACTCTGCTTGTAATCTTACTTGTTCTGCACTATCTTCAACACCATCGCTTATGGCATCATTTAAATCTTTTAATGGATCAAACAAAGAACTATAACTGCTATTGAGGTCAGCAATTGCACTGGCTTTTTCTTCCATGGCTGCAATTGTTTCAGGATCACTAAAGGTTTCGTTCAACAATGCCATTAATCTCTTGTATTCTTCTAGACCGCCTTTGCTATCATCTATTTCTTTGGCAAATTGTTGTAATTTAGTTAATGTTTTTTCTGTACCTTTAGGTGGTTCTATCTTTGTATCAAACAATGTGTCATTGTCTGTCAATTCCATGTATTGTTTTAATTGTTCATCATCAAACAGTTTTCTGGGAGGACCCATTTTTTCTGCAAAACCTTCTGCTACAGAATTAGCACCTTCTATAGCATTTTTTAAACCTAATACACCTAATGTTGCTCCACCTAACCATGCAAGACCTTCTCCTACCTTTCTAAATATTAATATTGCTCTACCAAACGGACTTAGGATATCTCCTCTCCATACTTTACTAATTTTTTTAGTTGCTATTGATGTAGATTCTACCCATTTACCATTTCTAGACATTAATCTGCCTAGGGCGGCTGTGGCAGTTTTTATAGGTGAAGTAATACCCTTTAAGATGCCTCCACCTGTGTTTTTAAGGAATGCGCCTAATTTAGGTCCACTTGCGGCTAAAAGACTTGCAGAACCTTTTAATTTAGTCATTGCAAAAGAAGCCGCTTTTAAGCCTTTAGCCGCTGGTATAAAAAATAAGAATACTGAGGCTAATTGTGCTAAACCTTTAGCAAATTTTAAAACTGGTTCTATATTGTCTGCTAATTTGTTTACGGCGTCTGTCAAACTATCAATTGCGGTTGTGCTGTCTAATCCTAAACCTTTGAATAATGCGTCTGCTAATCTTCTTGCGGCAATTGCCAAATTACTAAATGCTACTTCAGAAGTTGCTAATTTTTCTACTAGTGCACCACCATAAGTATCATCTAATGCTTTTTGTATGCCTCTAAATAATTGTTCTTGTCCTTCTGCAGTTTTAGCCAATTTTTGTATCTCTTCAATACTCATGCCAAATTCTTTTGTTAAAGGTCTAAATACATCAACGCCTCTTTCTGCAATTTTATTGAAATCTTCTAATTCTAATTTACCTTTGGTTGCTCCTCTGGCAAATAATTCTGTGAGTGCTGTTAGTACGCCTAATTGATCTTGTGCTAAACTGGCTGTATCAGCAAATGTAAGTAACAAATCATTGGTTGGTTCTATGCCTGCACCTTTTAATCGTATAAAGGTTTGAACTAATTCTTCAACACCAAATTGAGTTTGTGTTGCTAAAGTGGTTAAGTTGTTAAATGCATCAGCACCTGCTTCTGCACTACCTGTAACAAAATTTAGACTAACTTGTAAACTTTGAAAGGATTGCCCTACATCAAATATATTTTTAACTAATGCGGCACCACCTAGAGCCGCGAATGCAACTCCTAATCTTTTAACACCTGCAGTACTGCTGGTAGTAAATTGATCTACTTGTTTTTCTGATTGTTGTAAATTACGATTAAATTTACTATTGTCTAACTCTAGTGCTACTCTGATATCTCTAGCCATTATATTTTACCTATTTTTCTTTTAACATAACTTCTCATATGCTCTATGGTTGGCTTTGTGAAACCTTCTGGTGCTTGTCTGCTGAAACCATCATCCAGTTTGCCTGCATAACCATAATTACTTAAGATCTTGTCTTGTCCTAATCTCAATACAGTTTTACGCCTAGCATTACCTTTTTGTATAGGGGTGTTTTTTCTGAGAATAGGATAGGCATTTTTCAATGTGTCGTCAGGTAAATCTTCTAATTTACCCATTCTGCGATCAAATATTGATGTGTTTATACTAATCTTCACCTCTGGCCCTTTTAAGTTTCTCTGCTAGTGCATCTGCACCATACATTTTTTCGTATGTTTCATGATTCACTCTGTTGTTTGCTTTTTCATGACTATATTTTTCATATGTCAATGCAACATCCATTACTGTTAAATCAAAAGTATCACCATGCATAAGCAAGTGGCTTGGTAAAACACCGTATCGACTGGCTAAAGCATCTATCATCAAAATAGAGTTGGTGTCTGCACTTCCAATATCTACTTTGTGAGTTGTTACTTCCCCAACTCGTCTGTTATCAGTGTTACTGCCTCCATTATAACATCTAGTGGTAATATGTTACCATCTGCTACTACTGGTTTGCCGTTTTCATCTAATATCATGTTTTGAATCAATTCAGTTATGCCAGCCGTATCTTCTTTTGCGTTTGCCAATTTGGTAAACACATCTAGTGGTTGTCTGTCATAAATGTGGAATTCCAGTTCTTCACCGTATTTTTCTACGATCTTTTCACTGTTTATAATGATTTTTATTAGTTTTGGTTTTTGTGATAAATCTGATAATTTCATATCTTACTCCTGTATATCTCTTTTTTTAAGTTCATGTATAGCACTCAGTACGAATGCTAACCTGTTTTGTGCTTTTTGGACATCGCCCTTAGCACAATTAATTTCATTCTGTGCTTTCGCTAACTCCGTCTCCAGACTCTTCAATATGTCCTTCGTTGAGTTTCTCTCCCATATCTCCATGATCATTTTCCTTTTTAACTGTATTTGATTTTGGTTTTATACCTAACAGTTCTTCACATTCTTTTTTGGTATGCGGAACTGTGTTGATGTTAAATGTATCACTGCTTTTTGCAGTTTCAAGCCATTTAACCATTTTGTCTTTGGTTGTTTGTTTCATATCTATA